GTGTTAAAACCTCTTCATGAGTATCTCTTTGCTGTGTTACGGAAAATACCCCAAGACCAAACATACGATCAAGGGGGCTTCAGAAAAGCGCTAGAAGGCGCGGAGATTTATTATAGCATTGATTTATCAAATGCTACTGATAGATTTCCGATTGACCTAATAGCTCAAGTACTGTGTAGCCGTTTTCCGACATCCTATGTTGAGGCTTGGAAAGACGTAATGGTAGGTTATCCTTTTAAGTATTATCCATACGGTAGTAAGATCCCGAAAGAGATCTCATACGCTGTTGGTAATCCTATGGGGGCCTATTCATCATGGTCATCCTTTGCTTTAACTCACCATTATCTTATCTATTACTGTTGTAGGATATGTAATAAGGCGTGAAAAACCTTACCATATGCACTACTTGGTGATGATATTGTAATTGGAGATAAAGATGTCGCGGAAACATACCTTGAGGTGCTGAAAGATCTTGGCGTTGGTGTTGCACGGGATAAAACCCATGTGTCACCTAACCTTTATGAATTTGCAAAACGCTTAATTTATAAGGGTGCCGAGATTACCCCATTTCCGATCAGTGGATTGCAAGAAGTACAGAAGGCTAATCACCTAATGTGCAACTTGTTAATCACACTTGAAAAGAAGGGGTGAATCACCAAAGAGGGAATACCTAAGGCCGTATGTGCTTTCAAGCAACGTTTCTGACATTACCCCTCGCGATTAGCGAAGAAGGTAATGAAAGAGACTAGTTTCTGCGAGTCCATTATGAGAATAATGGAGGGAGCCGAAGCAGCCAGCGAGTTGAATAAACTTGTTGGGTACTTGGGTCTTCCGCTATCCCCCCCTATACAAAAGGGGGAGGCACCCAATATTTTAGAAAATATTGCGGTGGATAGGTTCGCAGACGCTAGTGAAGAGTTAACTAATCCAAAAGCCCGTCCTTTAGGGGACTTGGCTACGGATTTTGTTATCTACTTAACGGGGCTTGGAGACAACGGTTGTAGTCTCATAACAAATCCTCTTCTTCAATCTTATGGATTGATCGAGGAGATGTATATGAACTTGGTGCGCGAAGGCGTGCATATAGCAATGACGGGTGGTAAGTGGCCTCTTTCAATGAGGACCTTAGCCATTCCGTTAGACGATAGAGTGTTCACTGAACGCTCGAGTCGTCAGTTGCTACGTGTCGCTCCGATCTTTAGTAAGAAATTACAGGAAAGTTTTAAAGTACTAATGATGTATCCGAACCTTAGGGTTTTAGATGAAGTTGGGAAATAGACTTATTCTGGTCTATCTCAACCGGGCTTCTGTTAAAGGAGTTCGGGTGGCGCCTGCTCAGACTTTCGTCTGTAGACTCCCGGGTCTTAAAACCGGGGGGTCATGCCGTGACTGATAATCACGGTCACTCCCTTGGCCACG